AATCATAACTGGTCGCGATTTAGTCGTGACCATTGCAACCGTTAATTACGACGCGCAGGCGACCAGCGCAACACTTGCGAATTCACCAACCGTCGAGACTTACCAGACACTAGACGGCAAGGCTTACAAGCACATTGACGACCAGTGGACTTTCGATCTTTCAATGCTTGCAGACTGGGGCGCGTCAGGTTCATTGTGCGAAGCACTATGGACTGCATGCGAATCAGCACCAAACACAACATTGGCAGTTTCAATGACTGCGGTGACTGGTGCAGTGTTTGCATTCAACGTCATGCCAGTATTTCCAGCAGTCGGCGGGTCAGCACCTGACGCGCAGACAGTTGACCTATCATTCATAGTGGTGGGAACACCTACTGAAACATTCAGTTAAAAACTAACAATCGGGAGACAAAATGAAGTTACCAATAACAATTGAATACAACAACGGCGACCAAATCACCTACACGGCGGCACCGCCTGAATGGGTGAAGTGGGAGAAGCAAACGGGTCACACCATTGCCCAGGCGCAGGAAAAGATCGGAATTTCCGACCTGGTATTCCTTGCCTATCACGCCATGAAGCGAGAAGCAGCTGGCAAGCCAGTCAAGCCAATCGAAGCGTGGACGGAAACCATTTCCGAAGTGATCGTCGGTGAAGCAAACCCAAAAGCCACCCAGTCGGAAGCCTAAGTCGAATCGTGTGGGAGATAGCCCTGGCAACGGGGCTATCGCCTAGCGAATTCGAAAGTGCCGAAGACGTTTTGACAATACTTGAAATTTTGGAAAGGCGAGCAAATGGCGACTGATGCGATTAGTTATGACAAAGCCGAATTGCGTGCCATTTTGCGATCGTTCAAAGCAATGGACGAAGAAGCAACCCAGCAAGCAAAAGAAACCACCAGCGAATTGGCTGAGTACGTTCGGGGCAAGATTATTGCAACGGCTAATCAATCCACCAACCGCGTTGCACCAAAAATCGCCCAGGGTTCAAAGGTTTCAAAGTCTTCGAAAATCGGTGAAATTTCATTTGGTTTTGCTGCCCAAAAATTAAGCGGTGGCGGTACAACGCAACAGGTTTGGGGCGGGTACGAATTTGGTTCAAATAAATACAAACAATTTCCAGTGTGGTCAGGTCGTGAAGGTCGCGGGTCACGCGGTTGGTTTATCTATCCAACACTTCGAAGCGCACAACCTGAGATCATCAAAAAATGGGAAGAATCATTTTCCAAAATAGTTAGGAAGTATGACTGATGGCTGGCAGTCGTACCCTTAAACTTTCGATTCTTGGCGACGTTGACAATCTTAACAAATCGCTGAAAACCGCTTCAGGCGACGTTGATTCATTTGGCGACAAGGTTGGCAAGGCAGGCGTTGCAATAGGTAAAGCGTTTGCCGCAGCTGCTGCCGCTGCTGGTGCTGCTGCCATTGCAATTGGTATTGAAGGCGTCAAGGCTGCAATTGCTGACGAAAAGGCACAAACACAATTGGCGCTTGCGTTGGAAAATGCCACGGGTGCAACCCAGGCACAAATTAAGGCAACGGAAGATTCGATTCTGCAAATGTCATTGGCAACGGGTGTTGCTGACGACGAATTGCGCCCTGCACTTGGTCGCCTGGTTAGATCGACGGGCGACATCACAAAGGCGCAGGACTTGCTTTCAACCGCACTAGACATCAGCGCAGCAACAGGCAAGCCAGTCGAAGCAATTGCCAATTCACTTGCGAAGGCTTACGACGGCAACACCGCTGCCCTGGGTAAATTAGGCGTTGGGTTATCTACTGCCGAATTGAAAACAATGTCATTCGAGCAGGTACAGGGTCGTTTGACTGCATTGTTCGGCGGTGCAGCAGCGCGAAACGCTGACACATACGCGGGACAAATTGCACGCGTTCAGGTTGCCTTCGACGAAGCGAAGGAAACATTGGGCACGGCATTGTTGCCAATCCTGGACAAACTATTGAAATTCATCAATGAAAACGCCCTGCCAGCAATTCAGGCATTTTCAGCAGCGTTCAGCCTGACCGAAGGCGACGGGTTTGGCAAGGTAATCACCGACGTTGGCATGACCTTGAAAAAAACATTTACGCCAATCATTGAAGGCGTGAAGTCGGTATTCGATAGCGTCAAGACTGCCGTCATGAATAGCAAGGACGAATTCAAAGCATTTTGGGACGTGGTCAAATTCATTGCGCCGTTGGTCGGCAAGGCAATTGGCGATTCATTGAAAGTCGTTGGCGACATTGCCGAATTGGTTATCACGATCATTGCCAAAGTTTTGGGTGCGATCAAACCATTGTTGAACACTGCCATTGACGGTATTAACTTGATTATCAAGGGATACAACGCGGTGCAGTGGGGCAAGGACATTCCAAGCATTCCGAAGATCGGCGGCGGTTCAGGTTCAACGGCAACGGGCGCACTGGGTAATTTCTCCATGTCCACGGGTACGGTTTCAACACCAAGCGTTTCAGCAATTACAACACCAGCAGGCACAACAACAGGTGGGGGCACAACGTCCAGCGGAATTGCAACCGCTGCAAGAGTCGCCGCTTCAGCTGCCAGCAGTGTGGTTTCAAGCAATTTCAACCCTGGTTCATTCCGCATGGCTGAAGCCGCTTCAATGGGCACAACAATCAATTTGACCGTCACTGGTGCATTTGACCGTGAAGGCACTGCACGCACAATCGTTGAAACCTTAAACGATTCGTTTTACCGTGGCACGGGTGGTGCGGGAAGCCTTCAAATAGCATGACGCAATGGTCACCCATTTGGAAAGTCACAATCGACGGCATTGAATACACAACGGCGGTTTTGGCAAACCTGACTATTCAAAGCGGTCGAACGAACATCTACGAGCAGGCGCAGGCTGGCTATACCAACATTCAATTGATCGACGTGAACCAAACTGCAATCCCCGTCAACATCAATTCAACCATTTCGATTCAGGTCAAAAACACGTCAAACACGTTCGTGCCAATTTTCGGCGGTAACGTCGTTGACATTGGGTTGGAAGTGCGGGACGTGGGTTCGACCATGTTTACGCAGACTTATTCGATCACGGCATTGGGCGCGCTGGCACGTTTGCCAAAGGCATTGACCAACGGCGTGCTTTCAAAGGAATTTGACGGCGATCAGATTTACGACATTCTTAGCGACGTTTTGTTTAATACCTGGGCTGACGTTCCAGGTGCAGTCACCTGGGCAACCTACACGCCCGCGACAACAACCTGGGCAACGGCTGAAAATAACGGTTTGGGCGAAATTGACCGTCCTGGCAATTACGAATTGGCAGCCCGTTCAAGCGATCGAACCGACGTGTATTCATTGGTTTCGGCATTGGCAACTTCAGGGTTGGGGTACATTTTTGAAGATTCTGCGGGTCGAATTGGCTATGCCGACAGTACGCACCGAACCCAATACCTAACAACAAACGGGTACGTTGACCTTACGGCGAACCATGCCCGTGCAGCAGGTTTGCGCATTGCAACCCGTGCAGGCGACGTTCGAAACAATGTAACGATCAAATACAACGCAACCAGCAGCAACGAGCAATCTGCCAGCGATACCGATTCAATTAACGAATACGGACAACTTTCACAAATCATTACCACGACCTTACACAATGCAGCTGACGCCACCAGCCAGGCAAATTTCTATTTGGCATTGCGTAAAACACCGCAAGCCATTTTTTCCGAAATTACTTTTGACCTGACAAACCCTGAATTGGACGACGGCGACCGCGATAACCTGATCAATGTTTTCATGGGAATGCCAATTGCGGTCAACGATCTACCTTCAAACATGGGTTCAATTTTCCAGGGCTTCGTCGAAGGCTGGTCGTTCAAAGCCGCATACAACAGACTTTCGGTGACCTTAACTGCAACACCGACTGCTTATTCATTGCAGGCATTGCCGTGGTCAGACATTTCCAACACATTTACCTGGTCGGGCGTGTCGCCAACACTTGACTGGGCACGTGCAACAATTATCACCTAAGAAGGAGACAAAATGGCAAACCCAACCACTAACTTCAACTGGCAAATGCCAACGTCTAGTGATCTTGTCACAGACTTACCAGCAGACTTCGAAGTCTTTGGTCAAGCGGTGGACACATCATTGGCAGACCTTAAAGGTGGCACGACTGGTCAAGTGTTGGCAAAAGCGTCAAACACAAACATGGATTTCACATGGATAGCCCAGGACGATTCTTCATTGACTATCAATGCCCAAACTGGCACGTCATACACTGCCGTTTTAGCCGACGGAACAAACAGTCTTGTCACAATGGACAACGCTTCGGCAAATACGTTTTACATTCCAACCGACGCAAGCGTTGCGTTTGACGTTGGCACGGTTTTGAACATTTACATGAAAGGCGCAGGCGTTACGACAATCACTGCGACAACACCAGGAACAACAACGGTGGTTTCAGCAGGTGCAACAATTGGTTCACCAGTATTGGCACGTTACAAAACTGCCAGTGCCATGAAACTAGCTGCAAATTCTTGGACGGTTATTGGCGGCATTGCGTAATGCGCAACCCAATTTTAGGAATAAGTGCTTCATCTGGTGCGGGTGCGCCTACCGTAACAGGTGGAACACTTTACACTTCGGGCGGTTACAATTACCGCGTTTTTAGTTCAAGCGGAACATTGGGTGTAACAGGCGGAACGTTGTCGTGTGACATTCTTGTCATTGCAGGCGGCGGTGGTGGTGGACATGGCGCAGGCGGCGCAGGCGGTTTTCTTCCTTTAACATCACAAAGTTTGAGTGCTAACAATTACACAGTAACGGTTGGTGGCGGTGGTGCTGGTGCTTCGGCTAGTAGAAATACGCGCGGTGCAAATGGGTCTAATTCACAATTAGGCGGTTTAACTGCAGCCGTTGGTGGTGGTGGCGGTGGTAACGGAACAATTGGCGTGACAACTGGCGCAAATGGTGGTTCAGGTGGCGCGGGTTCGCAAGCAACGGGCGAAACATTTGCAGCAGGTGGAACAGGAACATCAGGTCAGGGAAATGCAGGTGGCACGGGTGGTCCATTGTCAGGTGTTTATGGTTCAGGCGGCGGTGGCGGTGCAGGTGGTTCAGGTGGGAACGGTAGTAGCACCGTAGGTGGTGCAGGTGGTATCGGTTCAAATACTTATTCATCTTGGGCAACAGCAACCAGCACAGGCGTTTCAGGTTATTACGCAGGCGGCGGTGGCGGTGGTGCTGACGCTTCAGCAGGTGCAGGTGGTTCAGGTGGTGGTGGTGCAGGT